GCTTGTTGCTGTTGACCCAACAACTCTGCCAATTGATTCAAATTATCTGGATTTAGAATGGTGTCACCTTCTGCTCCAATCAAATCACCCTTGACATCTAGATACTGCTTGATCAAATAAATTCGCTCTTGTGGTTTGCCAAAGATTTCTATGATTCCAGGACAATCATCTTTTGGAAAGAATGTTGTTCTGTCCATGTTGTGATGATATTGATCCACCAATGCTTTGAACAAATTGTCAATTTCATCGATGTAAGTTGCATCAGTTTCACGAGTGCCGTTGTCGATGATGGTGATTGGAGACACTCGTGTCAATGGTATGAAGAACACAACATCAAGAAATTTCATGGATTCTCGCACAAGTGGAATGCACTTGTCGATGAATGCTTGATCAATGTCACCTTCGCCCTTGTCAAATGCCCACAACGAATACACCAAGTTGTCTAGCGGACAACGATCGTAGATGATGTGATCAGTTGATGAATGCTTCATGATCTCATCAATCATGTTGTTGAGTATCAACCACTGAGTTTCTTGTGTGCAGTGCTTGCTGTGTGGGAGAGCAGCAAGAGCTTCACGATAGGTATACCTACACGAGGTGTAGTTGGGCCACACCCCACAAAAATCATTGATCAACGTTGTTTTGCCTGTGTTGGCAGTTCCACTTACACTAATCCTCATGAATGTAATTATCAAGTACGTCATCGTGTTCAACTCTTGTTGAACTCTTGACTATGTTGAGTAGTGTCTGCAAATATCTGATGTCTTTTTGTGTGAATTTACAGACGTTCAAATTCATTGCTTGATCAAGAGGTACCCAAGCATACTTGAGATGCTCGTCACTGATCTTGATGGTACCGGGATATAATTTGCCGATGAACAGACACACATTGCTTCTGATGGGTTTGATTTTGTGATAAAATTTTATTCTACACCCAGTCTCTTCTTCAACCTCTCGCTTGAGACCCATCTCAAATGTTTCATCTTGATGAACATGTCCACCAGGTAGATGCCATTTGTTCAAATGTTTGGACAACAACAATAAAATACTATCACCCCGCATGATGAAAATCTTTGCTACACGATTAGTATCCATATTAATTAGTTATGTATCAAACACGTAATGCCTGATTCCAGATCAATAAGTGTAGACGGGGACTAAAATTCACACCAAACTCCTTGGCCCATTCAACAACTTGCGGCGCTCTTTCGATATGCTCATCACGTGAACCACAACAAGGCATAAACCACACACGATTTGGACTAATGTTGAACGGTTCAACATACTTGGTGAAGATTTCAATGATGTCTTCTCTGCTCTGAACTACAAACTTGAATCCAGAGTTTAGTTCCACATGCTTCTTCAACACCTCAGGTTTGTATCTCAATTCTTCAGGATCACCATTGCTTGCAAGCTTGGGCGATGTGGTAAAAGTAGCGTTGAATTTCTCTCTCCAACCATCAAGAGGCATCAATGTAGCATTGGTTTCAAAGTCAATGCGGGGAACAAATCCCCACTCCTTGAATGCATATTCATAAAATTTTATGAGCTTCTTCTGCTGGAGAAAAGGTTCGCCGCCGCTCGTCTTAAGAATTGCACCACGCTTGAGATGTTGCACAAACAAACCACTTTCAAACAGCTCTTTCAATTCTCTGAAAGTAAATCTATTTTTAACTGACCAGCTGATGAAGCTATCACAACCATGCGGAGATGATTCTGATGCAAATGCTTTGCATGTCAAATTGCACATGGCAAGTCGTATGAAAATAGATGGTTGCCCCACAAACTCACCTTCGCCTTCAATGGTGCTGAATATCTTATCAGCAGATAGATAGATCAATTCTTTGTCAATGTCAATATTACTCATGATGTCATGATATACTCTTCATCATCACCCTCTAGCAACTAAATAACAACAATGGCACGTAAAACCAGGAAGCGCGAGGTCGTTGATGAAGAAGTCGACGAAATAATCACCGAAAGCATTGAACGTAGCACCAAAAAACAATGGTTCTGCAATTTCAAAATACACAATGAATTCAAATTGAATGATGTTCACAACACATTCATGCAAATGCTGCTACACAAAGACACCAAGATGGCTTTTGTTGATGGCCCTGCTGGATCTGCAAAGAGTTATCTGGCTGTGTATGCTGCATTGCAAATGTTGCAAAAGAAACAAATCAATCAAATTGTGTACATCAGAAGCATTGTTGAAAGTGCTTCCAAGAGCATCGGTAGTCTGCCTGGTGAAGTGGGTGACAAATTTCACCCCTGGGCGTTGCCACTCATTGAAAAGCTAGATGAGCTTGTGGGATCCAAAGTTGGTGGGGAGCTGATGCGTGATGGATTCATCAAGTGCATGCCTGTAAACTTTGTACGTGGACTAACATTTAGAGATAGTGTGGTGATTGTGGATGAAGCACAAAACATGAGTTTTTCCGAAAAAGTCACCATTCTTACACGCTTTGGTGAAAACACCAAGTATGTTGTGATTGGTGATAGCTTCCAATCTGACATTGGCAACAAGTCAGGATTCAGCAGAATCAGACAATCTTTCAATGACGCTGAAAGTGAACAACAGGGCATTCACAACTTCATGTTCACAGAAAACGAAGTTGTGCGATCTGAGATCTTGAAATTCATTGTAAAGAAACTGGAGGGTGCACAGACTGACCACGCTCCAAAGCCAACAGCTCACGCATAGCTTCTTCCAAAGAAACAAAACGAACACCGTTGCTAGTATTAGTGTCTAGCAACGGTTCTTCTGCTACAATCTCTGCTATCTGCGCAAAGACTGCCTGCGCAAGCAAGTCTGGCTGCCTGATTCTCTCCACACCTCTCATCAATTGCCCCAGCTAGTACCTTTGAACCAATCACCCTTGCCGCTCGAAACGTTGGGACCAACACGAACTGGTTGCGGAACATGTGTCGTAGCAGGCGTTGGTGCTACTTCTGACACAGTTTCTACAGCTGTGCATAAAATTTCAACAGATTCACTTGTTGTGGGTGTTACAAGTGGTGTGATTACTGCTTGTTGTTCAGTGGTACGAAACAATGCTGAATTCAGCTCATGTTCAAACACTTCCACCTGATCAACCCAGCAGCGATTGTTGGTTGATTGTCGAACATACTTGTCAGCTGCATTGAAGCACCATTCAGCTACACGTTCAATGCCCACACCATTTTCCATGATACGCAAATCACATCCACCAGTATCATGCAATGTCTTGAACAAAGGCAGCAGTGGATCATTAGCTGCAACTGTTAATGTATGATCAAACTGATCATTGAGAATTTGCTTCAAATCTTTCAATCCCCCAAAATTTACAACCCAGTTGCGATCATCCAATTCACTACACTTAAACCAAAATTTAGCAGTCAATTTATATCCATGCAACAGCTTACATCTGGTTCCGTGCGCGTTAGGTTGACGAAATGCACAGCTACCCAGTTCAATTACTTTTGTGCTTTGAAAATTACTCATAACAGTAGTATAAGATACTAAATATCAACAATCAACTGTATGTCTGATGTACGCATATCTCAACTCAATGCAGCTCTACCACTTTCTGGTGGTGAGTATGTTCCCATTACGCAGCTTGGTGTGGATGGAAAACTCCACACTGTGTACACCACACCCAATACATTGGCTGCTTATGTGCTTGCGAAAGCAACAACACCAACACCAACAGAAGTAGTGGTGGCTGCTCCAGTTATACTCATGCCAGTTGGATCTGTGATGATATTTGCAGGTAGCATCACCAATCCCAACAACGTACCTGCAGGTTGGTTGGTGTGTGATGGAACTGCTGTCGGCAAAACTACATATTCACTGTTGTATGCCACCATCGGAGACACATATGGTACACCAACAGATCAGTCGTTGTTCAAATTGCCTGACATGAGATATCGCGTGGTCATGGGGTACAACAACACCACCCCTACAGCAACACCAACATTTGGTAATTGGACAAGCGGGCAATCACTTGCACTGGGACAAACAGGTGGTGAGTTTAATCATCAGTTGAATGTAGATGAGATACCCTCACACAATCACCCCATCACTGTAACTAGTTCATCTACATTCTTACACTTCCCTGCTAGTGGGCCTAGGTGGGTTGAACAAGAGCAATCAGGTCCACCTGATGGTAGATTTTCTAGTATCGAGAATGTAGACATCACCGCAAGCATTCAAGATGCAGGTGGCAATGCATACCACACTAACACACAGCCATATGTGTGCATGAACTACATCATCAAAACCTAGACAAACAACAACGACTTGTACACACTGAGCAAGTCACGATCACACATGCCATACTCAGCACAAAATGCTTCAAGAGCTTCTGGTGATGTTGCGCTGGCAATCATGTGTGCTGAACCGTCTTCTTTGGTCAATCCATGATGCTGCTTGAGGTGACGCAACACTGCAATCTTTAGTTTGTCCATTGGACACAAGCTTTGTTCAACATCAATCATGGTGTGTGGTACTGTGACCACCATGCCCATGCATTCACCACCAGATTCAAGATACACACGAACATCATCACCATCTTCTGCGAGAATGTAACCAACATAGCCTTGATATTTGGAAATTTCACCGTTCTTGCACAAAGCTGGGTCGATCTTTAGCTTCACCTTGGTCAGTTGTGATGACTTGAGCGTATTTTCCATGATGTTCTGGAACTTGTTCATTTGATTATTTAGGTGCATTGCTTACACTGAGGTATGTCTGAACGAAAAAACAATGTATTGCTACGTGCCAACGGCAACATCAGCATCACTGACGAAGAACGAGAGCAGATCATCAATGATGCAACTGCTGCATATGAAAAATTCCTTGAAGCATTGCGCTTTGATTGGAGAGCAGATGTCAACAGCGACAACACTCCCCGTAGAGTGGCCAAAGCTTGGGTCAATGACATTATTTCTGGGTGCTATACACCAGCTCCAAACATCACTGCATTTGACAATGAAGACAAGTATGATGGCATGGTGTGTCAAAACAACATTAAAGTAACATCTCTATGCTCACATCACAACTTGCAATTCACTGGAGTAGCTCATGTAGCTTACATTCCATCCAAGACAGGCAAAGTGATTGGATTGAGCAAGTTGAACCGAATTGTTGATTGGTTCGCAAGAAGGCCAAATTTGCAGGAATCGCTGACAAATTGTATACACCGGTTTGTCGATGACGTGTGTGAAAACAATCACGGTGTAGCTGTAATGATTGAATGTAATCATACATGCTGCTCAAATCGTGGTATCAAGCATGACTCTACCATGCGTACAGCGAGAATGACAGGGGCATTTCTCGACAACAATGACAATTCTCGTACAGAATTTTACAAGTTCGTCGAATTTAGCAAGCGCTAAGCTTGATCAACCGTAATTGGTTTGAGATGATCGACACCGAGAACAACCTTCTCGGTGTCGTCTTTTTTGTTCCTAACTGAAAATTTCACCGGTATGTGCTTTGCATCTTGTATCTTCACATGCAACTGCACTTGAGGCCCATGTTCATCTTCACCAATTTTTTTGGTCTTGATGGTCTTGTCGTAAACAGTTGTAAACGACACATCATCTCCATGATGCTTGACACTGTGACCATGAATCACATTGACATCAGCATTGCCGCTGTCCACCTTGGCCTCAACATCACCAATACCTTTGATGTGTACAGGTTCCATGATGGTGGTGCCAGTGTGTTCGTGATAGAACTGTTCAAATGTTGTCACCTAGATGGGCTGTGTGGGCTGAGTGATGGGATTATTGACGTTTGGAGGAGCTGATACAGGTGCTTTGGCTCCAGTGTTGTTGGGCTGCGTCAATGTTGATTGCTGCTGAGCAGTTGTAGGCTGCTGTTTCTTGTTGTATGTGGCAATGCCTTGCTTGACAGCCTGTACTTGCTGTTGGTGTTGAGGGTTGTTGGCGTCGACACCAAATTGTGCACAAGCTTGTTGCAAATGCTTTGGGTCGCTGGTATCAACACTGCTGCAAACTTGCTGCAAATGAGTGGGATCATTGATGTTTTTGATTTGTTGATTGGGTTGTTGAGATGCCTGTGATGACGTGGCCAGTGGAACTGTTGTGGTTGCTCCCATGGATCCACCTGTGCCTGTAAACTCTCTCAACAATCTATCAACAGCTTGATCAAAAGTCTCCTGGACATTCGCATACATGGCACGCATTTGTGCTTGCGCTTTTTGTTTGGTCATAGGCTTTTTGCTGAAACACTCACCATTTGGCTTGCACACTTTGTAACCATCACCGTGTTTTACAACTTTGTATGGCATAAATTAAGATCCCTTGATGTCGTTGACCTTGTTGAGGATGGTTTGCAATAATTTTGGATCAATGTTGCTCACATCAGTGACAGTTGTTGCCCGTTCAAGATCCAAAAGCTGATCACTCAACCCAGGTGTTGCTGCTATCTGATCAGCAAACTTGCCACGCATGAACACCACCAAGGCGTTGACGATGTCAGAACTTGCTTTGATGTTGCTGTTGATCTGATCTTTGAGATTTTCTCCCATGTCATCAACTTCGTTGGGTGTCGCAGGAGCTGGTGGAGGTGCACCCTGGGGTGCTGAACCAGGCATAGCAGCATCAGGTGGTTGATTGGTATCAACTGGTGCTGTGATGTCACCAGCTTCTAACAAGCGCAACTTTTGTTGAACAGCTTCAAGGAATTTCATGCAATTACTTAGCTAAAACGCTTCGTAACACAATGTTGTTGGTGATGTCTGCATGAAGTTTAATGAAGTCATGTGAACTCAAGTACTTTTTAAGTTTCTCCAATGACTTGGGCTTGATGTAACAACGATATGAAATAGCTTTTAACTCATAAATTTGTGT